CTACTATGTACTATTGCATCGTAGCTTATAGCCCGGAAAAGGGTAACTACAAGCGTATTGGAAACACCATCACAGAAATACACGTCTAAAACAGGAAAACAGTTATGACCCGTATCAACTTAGTAGAGCCGCACCAGCTAACAGACAAGCACCTGATGGCCGAGTACCATGAGCTACCCCGTATATTTACAGCCGTGTTAAAGTTACAGGCTCAGGGTAAGACCCCGGCTGATGTGGATATACCTGAGTATTATGTCCTGGGTACAGGCCACATGAAGTTCTTTTACAATAAGATAAGCTGGTTGAGAAGGCGTTATGTCCTTTTAGAAAAAGAGCTTACAAATAGAGGTTTTAAACTTGACGAAAATCTATTCGATAAGATTTGCATCGGTGCGGCTTATATAGAGCGTAATTGGTGCAATGATTATACCCCTAGACCTGAGGATATCTACCTTAATATGGTAAGGCTTTGCAAGCGTAGCAATATCACTTCTGTAGCCGAGGAGCTATACCAAAAGGAAACCCCGTGAGTAAATGGTCATCCCATGATTACCAAAGGACAGGACTAAGCTTCTTATTAGCTAACCCCTGCTCAGGTTTGTTCCTAGACCCCGGTCTGGGTAAAACCTCTATATCTTTAGCTGCAATAAAGATTCTCAAGTATGCAAGGGAAATCAAAGGTGTGTTACTGGTTGCTCCTTTACGGGTTACATATTCAGTATGGCCCGGTGAGATAGAGAAGTGGGTTAACTTTAACGGGTTAACCTGCACTATATTACATGACGGCAACAAACAATCAATATGGGGTGAGAAAAAAGACATATACCTTATTAACCCTGAAGGACTTCCTTGGTTGCATAACGAATTACTAGCAGGGTTAAAGGCTGGTAAAGCCTCTCCGTTTAATGCCTTATGGATTGATGAGAGTACCAAGTTTAAATCCCATGACAGCAAGCGGTTTGACTTGCTGGTTGATATGTTGCCGCTGTTTAAGCGTAGACATATAATGACCGGGACACCTTCCCCCCGTAACCTGTTAGACTTATGGTCGCAGATGTACTTGTTAGATGAAGGCAAAACACTAGGTAATAACTTCTATAAGTTCCGTAAGAAATACTTTAAGTCTGAGGACTGGGACAAGTATAACTGGGAAATAAAAGACTTTGCAGCAGAAGAGATTCACCAGTTAGTCGCGCCAATGGTACTAGAGATGTCCTCTGGTGATTACCTGGATATGCCTGAGTGCGTATACAACGACATTGTAATACCGCTACCCACCAAAGCAGCCAAGTATTATAAGGAGATGGAGAAAAACTTCTTCATCCAGATAGAAGAGAAAGAAGTCTCAGCAGAAGCAGCCGCACAATCTAGTATGAAGTGCCACCAGATAGCCAATGGTAAAGTCTATGAGGATGTACCAGAAGGGCTTGACGAGGTACAGGTGCGAGCGTTTAAGCGTACCCGTAAGGCATTGCACGTACATAAAGCCAAGGTAGACGCCCTGGATGATCTGCTGAGCGAGCTGAACGGTAAACCACTGCTTATTGCGTACCATTTCAAACACGACCTGGAGGCTCTCAGAGGGCTGCTAGGAAAGGACGTACCATTTATAGGGAGCGGCGTAAAGCCAGAGCGAGCAAAGCAGTTAGAGCAGCAATGGAACCGGGGTGAGTTACCTGTACTACTAGGTCACCCAGATAGTATGTCTCACGGTCTAAACTTCCAGGAAGGTGGTAACGATGTATGCTGGTATAGCTTAACCTGGAACCTTGAGAATTATATCCAGTTTATTGCTAGGGTATGGCGGCAAGGCGTAAAGGGTAAGTATGTCCGAGTTCACCATCTAATTGCACAAGGTACAGTAGACGAGGCAATGCTGCTCCGCTTAGGCCAAAGGGCTGACCAGCAATTAGACCTAAGAGAAGCGATCCGTAAGTACCGTTTAAACCTTATTTAGATTTCATCATATTGGCTATAATACCAGACCCGCTCAACTCCTTGGTAATCTTCTCGGCTGAGCGTCCCAATACATAACCGCCTAAGCCTAACTTGATTAAGCCAAACAAAGACAGTATAGCCTCCTCAGAAAGATTCTCAGGGGTATATCCAAACCAGTAACCGCCAAGTAATATACTAAACCAAATCATAGTCAACGGTCTCCAGTTACGCTGCAACCATGACTCTCCCGTTGCTTCTGCCTGTATAGCTTGGCCGCGAACCTCTAACCGGGTTTGTTCTAACTGAGCTTCAATCTGTCGGATTTTTATAGCAGACTGAGGATCTGACTTTATTGCAGCGGCTACCGCATCAGGGGTATTACTAACACCTAATGCTGAGGCAAGCATGGAACCAACCGCGCTACCAGCAGGACCACCGAGTAAAGACCCTGCTATTGGTGCAACCGAACCGACTGTGTCTTTTATGCTATCCCATACGCTCATAACTAATCCTCTAGCTGCACATGACTAGCGTCCCAACCGTGAGGGACTCCGCTGGTCGTTTTAACCGGCTTCCACAGTCCACCCCATGTAAGCTTATAGCCTAGTTCTGCTGCGGCCTGGAGGAAAGCTGAGGCGACCATAGCCAGATGCCCAGGATGCCAGCTTGCCGCACCGTCTACAAAGGCAAAGAAGTCCAGCGCCTTGCCGCTCTGGTGGTAGCTCAAGTCGTTAGTACCATCAGCCCTGGACTTACCGTCAAGGAACAATCTGTATTGCTCCTCTGCTGTACGTATACCACCATGCTTAGGTATACCAAAGTCAACAACGGATATCTCCAAAGCCCGGTCAGATATTTGAATCAACCGGGGATCCACCCCTGTTCTACGCTTGTTTGATATTGCTGAGAATCTAAACATAGATTACTCCTTAGTCACGTTATCGTATTCATCATTTTTAAGCCAAGGGAACAAGCCTACAAATAACCCTTCCCTCGTAAGAGCAAACCAGACCAATCTAAAATGATTGATCCTGTTTGAGGTGTCTGCTGGCGGATTCTTGCTGCGAACAAACACATGGAATATAAACAGCAAGCCGATAGCAGCGGGTAACAACATAATCGCGCAAAGGACGGCTAAGAGAGTTACCATGGAGCCACCGTTACATAATTCAACATTACGTAATCTATACCCGTATTGTTCTTGTATATCCCGGCTGAGCTATGATGTACATACTCAAACCGGAATACCTCGTTGAAGTTAACGCCGATACCTAACCGGAAGTTATTGGCACCTACTAATTTGCTACCTGTATTATGGCTAACGCCAAGGCGAAGATAAGGCTCTACTCCTTTGTATCCCCATCCAGGTTCGGTTATATAAGACACTGAGTAAAGAAAAAGCTGTTTTTGATTACCGTTATTGGTATTACCTGATTCCATAAGAGAAGCTTGAACTTCCCAGTTCTTATGCTCGTAACCGATCTCACCTACTTTAAGATGTGAGTTTATAACGCTCTTACCGACACCGATATTAACAGTGTCAGCACGAGAGTTAGCGGCATAACCAGCGGCTATCAATAATATTATGAAACTACCTACGTAAAAGGCTGTTTTACTCATTACCAAGTTACCTTTTTTAAATCGGTTAATTTACCGGAGGTTATCTGCTGAGCATAATTACCTTCGTTCGCAATAAGAGCAGCCCGTTGTATACCAATGGCTCGGTATGCATCTACAACATCGGTCAGCGGGTGATCAGCGTGGAAACCATTGTCTGAATCTTTAAAGCTCGGGAACTCAGTCAGGGTCGCGTCCTCCATGAATGCGATTGCCTCTTGCAAGGCTTGCCGGTTGCCGGGGTCGCCTGCATATCGGATACCGTTAATAGTTACGCCTTGGCGCTCCTGCTCTTTGCGCGCTTGGGTTAGTTGCTGCAAAAGCTGGTCGGTTGTTGGCTTGTTACGCGCTGCTAACTCCGCTTTAAATTGCGCGTCTGTTATTTTTTTGAGGTCGTCGTGATTTGCTAATATTGGGTTAACAAAGAGTTGACCCTCTGTGTCTTTGTAGTATTTATTCATTATCGTAGCTCCGTCCAGATAGCATGATTAACAGTGTTGATTGTTTTGTAAATAGAGTTATGAGGGACGACAAAATTATTTGGCATTCCGATACTAGAGTCTCGATAACCTACACCTACATCATCCACAGTGATAGCGGCGTTAATGACAGACCCGACTCCGATAGTTCTTATGTAGGCAGATATTAAGAAAGGAGCCGTATATACCGTGTTTGATGCCCTTACTGCTGTTACATCAACCCAGCCCTTTCCTAATCCAACAGGCGCGTTAAACCATTTAGCTAACAGCGTAACAGTGGCCGAAACAGTTTCATCAACCAGAGACTTGCTAGTCGTGCCGCCTGCGTGTGCCTGATTAACAATAACGTTTCCACTGTCCGTTATAACCTCAACCGTAAACAATTTGTTATTGCTAACTGTTCCCGTCACCTGCACAACGTCGCCAATCTCAAGGCCGATAGAGCCGATGCCGGTTAGTGCTATGTTGTTGGTTGAGTTGGTGAAAGTGGTTGTGCCCGTGACGGTTGTTTCGCTGGGCTTTTGTGTTTTTGTGGCAAGCAAAGTGTTAGCTTCGGTCTTTGTATAAGTTGTGGCTTGGTTTGCTTTGGCGTCAAGTAAAGTGTCAACTTCTGTTTCAGTATATGTTGTGGCTTGGTCAGCTTTAGCATCTAACTCTGCTCTGGTCGGTAACGGAGTCCAGTTAACACCTGCATCATCTACCGGGTCTTCTGTTCCATCTCCAGAAGCTTTCAAAAAATATAGACTTCCGTTAGAACCTTTTGTTATTGAAAAGTTTTGGTAATCAGTATCTGTGTTCCAGAAAGCTATACCTTGTTCATCAAAGTAACCTAAACCTTGAGTGAATAATTTTTGCATAAAGTTAAAGAATTGATAAGGTGGTTTTTCAGATCCCCACCCAAGTGCAAATTTACCTGGAGTTTGCACATCAGGGTCTACCACATCTGAGCCAGCAGCATCAGCCGCCCATATTCTGGTTAGATTCGGTTTAGTTATTGCCATTGAACACCTCTTAATTTATCAAGGAAGAAAACTTCCCGCCAGTTAATGTGTTATTAATATCCCCGAAACCTTTTCCTCCAGGAACTCCTGTAAAAGTAAAACTATCATCACCATCATATTCTATATAAGTAACGCCTACCGCTGCAACCTTTGGAACTAAATCAGTATTCGCTAAAAATGCTTTTTCGTTTGGATCTAATAGACGCCCTATCTGGACGCTATAACTCATCTTACCGTCTACTATAATAACCTGATCTACATCGAATAAGAACTTAATGAAATCAGATAGTGATTGAGAAGTAGGAGATATAGAGTTCTTTATTATTCTCGCTTTTATATAAAGCCTATATTCGTTGTCTGTTAAAGACCTATTACCAGTAGTCAGCTCGTCTACTGATCTAAATCTACCGCCTACTGTATTATCGTTTATATCGCCGAAAGACTGGGAATTCGCATCTCCATCAAAACCAAAGTAAGCCAGTATAGAGGCGTTGATTAGTATTCTAGGTTGGCCTACTAGAGCGCCTATTATATCTTGCTGTACGCCTACCGCATTGTCAAGATATCGCTTGGATATTATGTCCGCGAATACTTGTTCGAGTGTATCGGACTCGTATAGTAATTTTTTGATATAAGCTATTAAATTGACAGATTCTTTATACTGAGTAGCTAGTCTACTCTCCGCTAATTTAATATGATCTATCTTCTCATAGCTCATATATTCACCGTTATCTTAGCTTCTAAAAATACTGATATCTCGTTTATAGCAATCGCTATGTCTGCTGATGATGTGGGTCCGGAAGAAGTACCAATAAACAGGCTGTCCACTGTATGACCCTGTATAGTATTAACAGGACTATACAACTGAGAGTTTATTACATTGTCTCCTAGTGAGAAATCCCTACCTTCTATCAAAAGACCTTGCGAGTAATTTATAATAGCTTGCTTTATTAGATCCTGGCCGTCGACCGGAAAGTTTGCAAAGGTGGTTAGGTTAACGATAACGTATATATCTATCGCAGTAGGTCTTGAGAAAGATACCGTATGTTCTATGCTTTGATCATCAGTTATAACCGTTGATGTATTACCAAACGAAGTCGCGCCTAATGTTTTCTTTAGGAATATCGCTTTGGCTATAGCTTGGTCTTGACCACCTAATACGATAGCATTTATAGAGTGAGCCGGTAGCCCATTAGCATCAGGTCCAACGTTAGTGTCGTTTTCCAATACCAATAATTGAGTAACACCTACTATTGATCTTATCTCAGCAAATATAGCGTCTATAACAGCTTGTGCGTCCCTAGCTACGGAACGTTCTCGCCTAGCTCTTAGATCACTGTCTGTCTCTAAGTCAGTTCCCAGTACAGCGGGATCATCGTTGGTAACACTATCCCAGCCAGTAACAGGAGTTATAATCTCAGTTATGGTATCAGCTAAAGCTGGTCTAGGCCCGGTTACGGTTGTGGTAGCCTGTACCACAACCGATCCGCCTGAAGGTATCAGTACCGTTTCATCTGTAGAGAAAATAATAGTCTCTTCAACATCTCCTATGAAACTACCAGCTATAATACTAGTCCCAGAATCACCTGATATTGTAAGCTCAACCCGACTAGCAGTGGCGGCGAAACGAGTTATGCCGTTCAACTGTACCAAGTTACTAAGGCTAACATTTGACGCTGCTTTGGGGTTGAAAGCATTATAAGCTTCTTCAGCTAGTTCCCATAAGTTAGCATTAGACTCAGAGATTACCCCGTTAACTTGTCCGTCAGGAGACTCAGGTGAAACATTAAAGTTGTCTCCGAAGATAGCCTTTACTTCTGAGTTTAGTTCTTCCAATAGAAGGTTAAGACGCTTCCTTTTAAACCCTGTACTTGATACCCCATAATCAGACATTTATAGTCACCTTGTCTTTGTCTATGAATCCAAAAGTAGTTTCAGCAGAAAACGATACAGACAATGTTCTTGATGAACCACCTTCGTAAGTCATAGAGAAGTCGGTCAACCTTTTCACACCTGGAGTCCTTAAAATTTTGCTTTTAAATATAGACTCTATATTGGCTAAGTTTGCCGGTTTTGTAAATATCTCTTGGAAATAAGGTAC